GTTGAGTAACTGGATTTAGACAAGTCGAAAGCCTTGACCGGCGACACTGAGAAAAAACGGCAGAGATCAACGACATTGAACTGTCTCGATTCAAGTAACTGCGCATCCTTGGGATTAATAGTAATAGGCTGGTACTTCATATTCCCCTCTAACACCGCAATACCGTTCGGATGATTGGTAATTCGCTCCTCCCACGTTTCGTAAATCTGGTCCTTTTGGGTTTTATCAAGGCGTGCCCCCTCAACTGTCAGAACCCCGGACATGCCACCACTCTTGAAGAACCCTGCAGCATGTTCCTCTGAATTCGTAGCAATGCCGAGAGATTGCCGGGCATGAGTAAGCGTAGACACGCCAATAATCCCATCATAGGAGAAATTCAGCACATGAATCATATCTCTTGGCTCAACAAGCTCCTTGAAACCGGCTACCTGATATCGTTTTCTCATAATACCGTTTCGATCCGTAACCCAAACGATTAACACATGGCTTGTCGGTAGATAGATAAGCTGTAACACATTTAGCTTACTGTCACGTTCAATATATGCATACCCATTTCCTGTTAACAGGACCGAAGACATTAGTGTCTTGAAGAACACAAACCTTGTCATGTCTTCATTAGGTTCTAAGTCCAACAGCTGATATGCCGGATGTTCTTTAAATTCCTTCTTGAATCCGTCTTTGTCGATTTCATAAGTTTTTAATGGCAGTACCGCCACGCTATCAGATATCAAGTCCACACATCGGTATACTGTTGAAAGAAGCATCGGCTTACTGCGGCTCAGTAAAGGAGCATGACCGCCGGAGTAACTCCATGCCGGAATACGAGATGTCTCCTGCTTTGATGCTTTTCTGATTTCAAATCCGAATAATTTCATATTTTACTTTTACACACTAACCAAAAAAGTGTCGGACAACTAATAAAATTCTCCGTAGCGAGGTGAGGAAAGGTATATACCAAGAGCTTCCAGTTTAGCTATTACACCATCTATTTTCTTTTCTTCAAATTGCTTTGACGGCTTTGTATTACCATTACGATCTCGAGCCATGACTACATTACGAAAGCAATGACGATTTATCACGTTGTTATCTATCACTGCACGTCCTGATAGTAGTAGACGTTCCATCTCTTTAGTTGGCCGATTAAAATTTCCCAAAGCTTGGCTGAACTCCTCCATTGGTAAACCTTGATCTATAGCATTGATCACGAACTGTGTAGCATTCCAGGCATCATAAGCAATCTTTTGAATGAAAACAATATTACGTATTCTCATGATATCATTTAGAATATAGTCATAGTCAGTAACATTTCCTGGGGTAATCGTAATCAATCCTTTCCGGCGCCATTCCCCATATAAGTCTTTAAATCTTTTTTCCTGCAAAGCCGCTTCCGGAAGGTAATACAAGGTTTTAAAATAATATTTGTCTGAAGTAGGAAACATAAAATCTACACAAGTCAAATCACTTGTACTTGAGAGGTCAATGCCAGCATAACAGTCTTTGTCCCTAAATTGCTCAAAATTAAGATTGGCAGAAGCATTGAGGATATAGTGATCCGGTATCCAAACCGTTTCTGCATCACACCACATATTGATATTCTTTGTCTTGATTCCAACTTCTTCAGATGGTGAGTTGATAGCCTTCCGTACCTGTTCTCGTAGATATTTAGTTTTTACCGTAACTCCCAAGTTGGGATTGCTCTTTGCCCATATCTTTTCATCCTTCCAGTCATCTCCTTCATCCAAAGCATAAATCAGAGCAAAAAGAGTGTCATCCTCTTTTAATCCTTTCAGTACTTCAGTACACATTTCCCGAAATTGGTAACACGGACCAAGTTTATCAAATCCGGCAGTGGTTATAATAACCGACATCGGATCATCACGCATACCCTGTCCGGATTGAAGCACGTCTTTTAGTCCAGAATTCTTAGCTGCATGATATTCATCCAAAAGGAACATTGACGGGTTAGGTCCATCGAGTTTGCTGGAATCAGCAGCCAGCACTTTTAGAAAAGATAGGGTTCTATCGAAATTGATTTGATCACGAAAGGATTCAAGATACCGATGTTTCGGATCAAGACCGGAGACAAAGTTCCGGCACATTTTAAAACTAACTTTTGCCTGTTCCTTACTGTTAGCAGCTAAATAAACCTCAGCTGCTGATTCTCCATCAGCGATTAGATGGTAAAGACAAAGTGCTGCCGCAAAGGCTGATTTTCCATTTTTACGAGCCATTTCAATATATACAGACGAGACTAATCTACACCAGCTACCATCTTCATCCTTCTTGTAGAAACCATATATACTTGCTACAGTAAATTCCTGCCACGGTAAGAGTATAAATGATTTTCCAGCATGTCGACCGGTATAATGGCGCAGTAAAGCAATGAATTCAATGGCATAATCCGCTTTTTCTTCACGAAATTCAATATCATCTCGTTCAAAAAGAGTATAAAAACGCTCAACGGCTTGCTTTATAAACTCTCCTACCAGAATTTTACCATCCCTAACGTCGGCTGCATACTGATAGTATCCCTTCATCATTTTCTGCGTGCCCCCTTTTTTAGGAATTGATCCAAAGGAGACTCTTCTTCTTTATCCGATTTCATAACTTTTATATTTCCACGGCTTTTTATAGTAAGACCATATTCAGTCATGATCTTCATTACCTGAGCATAATTTTTCGTAGCGATATTCTGAGCGGGATTAGCTGCCCTTTCATATTTAATCATAACAACCGGTCCTTCAACAAGCAGTATTTCGGTTGCTTGTAAATACATCTCATAACTGGTAGCAAGCATGCGAATCGCACCGAGATCAATATTCTGAATAGCCTTTCTTGCATTTAACTCTTTCACTACATCCTTAATGAACTTCTGTGTTTCATCGGATAAATTATCAGGCATTGCGAATTTTACCATAATCTGTTTTTCATAGTAACCATTGGAATGTCCGACAATCGGGAATGTTAATAAATTAACAAATTCAAAATTTGAAAAACATCCGTGCGTGTGAAGAAGGGTTGGGCGAGGTATCGGAAGCTAAAATCTATAAAATATTACCCCCTATCCCCTATGTATCATTTGTTAATAGGGATTTCCCTATTTATTCACATTTACATAATCTTTTGTATATAAACAGCACACATATACAAAAGATTATGTATCTTTGTAGTGTCAGATAAACGTAGTATTAACCATTAATCAAAAGCAGATGAAGGAACTTAATGATCTTGAAAGGATCGAGTTAGAAATCGAGAGGGAAAAGCAGAACCTCCGGGAGTGGAAAAGAAAAGTACAAATATTAGAGATAGAAAAGAAAGATGATGATAAGCGTACTGATTTAATTCTTGAAAGGATATCCGAACTCCTCAAAAGAAAAGAGAATTTAAAAAAGTGATTAACAGCCCCTCTTTAGAGGGGTATTAAAAAGACTATGATATGAGAACTTTAAAGGATGATTTATTGAAAATGGATACTTTACACGGGGAAGAATTAGATGCACACTTGATCGAGATGAAGGCCCTGTACATAAAACCTGAAGAAAAGGAAGCTATCCGAAAACACCTTGATGCGGAACTCAACGCGATAGAAAATAGAGTTGATTCTTTAGATAAAAGTATTACAATCAGAGAGCAGATGAATGAAATCATAGATTTAATCCCGATATCATACATTGCGAAAAATTACTTCGGTAAAAGTCGTGCATGGTTATACCAGCGTATCAACGGATATAGAGTAAGAGGACGTGTATATACACTAAACGACAAGGAAATAGAGACATTCAATAAAGCTCTAAAAGATATTAGTAATAAAATCGGCTCCCTTTCAGTTAGTTAATACTGATTGTTATCTGACACCGCCTTTGTTTGAGTCGTACAAAGGTTTGGGGAATAGTAAACTATTCCCCTTTTTTATTATGGACTTTTTGATGACATTGTTTACATAAGCTCATCAAATTTTCGTAATCATATGCAAGAGATATACGTTGTTCAGGATCATCCATACTCATGAAAGAAACAATATGATGTATATCTTCCGCAAGTACCACCTTATCTTCTTTTAAACACATCTCACATAAAGGATCAGAAGCAAACTTCCAAGCACGTAACCGACGCCAGCGCTCCGAATTATATATTTTGCGACGTTCGTCATCATAAAAATCACCTATTTTCTTCTGTGTCTTTTTGGGTCTGGATATAGTCGGCATAAGGTATTGTTTTTATTTGTTTGGCATCTTGGATAGCCTGATATTCAATCATCCGATAACGATATAGGAAATGTTGTATCAGATCGGAATCAGTCTTACAGGTTAAAGACATAGTATCTTGTATTACATATATTACTGTATCTTGAAAGATATCCTCATAGTTACGCGAATCAAAATAACCGATATTTTCACGGAAACATAGAGCATGTAACTTTTTAAAGTTACGCCCTATGATTTCTGCTATTTCCGGATAATATTTATTCTTTTTGTATCTGTCTCGCATTTACTTTTAAGTTACCAGATTCATCCGTTATTTCATCCATTCCACGAATAATTAACCCCCGGATAATGAGGGATATACTTGCTCCTGTTTTTTCTGATAGCTCAGTAAGCAGCATCCATGTGCGCTCATCAAATCGAACTGATCTTCTTTTATTTCCCATATTATAATCTTATTTGATTTGTTATGAAGTTACTTACTATGTTCGTATGCGTTCTTCCCAGTTGCCCGGATTGTTGGTGTTAGTCCGAATAATGGCATAAGGACTAATTCACTAAACGATTCAAATTTGACAGAGAAACAAGCATTTTCGGGCTCATAAACGATTTCTCCCTCAATATCAAACTCATCGTTTTCGTCAAACTTAAATTCTACGTAATCACCTTCCCAGAGCAATATACCGTCCTTATCTGGCATACCGATACACATTAATGGGATGTATTTCTGCGGTTGGGAGCGCACATCAACAGAGGAGAAACCTGATTTAGCAGGTATCCCTAATAAATTACGCATTCCTCTCTCAACAGATTGTGGGGATGTGAACATCTCTCTCCGTTCTGTATCCCACATTTTAAATTTTATTGGTGTCATATTGATTAATTAATATTTTGTTATGCTGTCAATCTTTGACGAATCAAATTCATATTCTTTTTCATAAGCTGTATGATACGTTCATGATACTCTGTGTTATTGTTACAGACACCGCGAGATTGAACTACATCGAGCGTCTTAAGATTTACTTCAATGGTTTCGATACGTTTTTCTCCAATACGAGCCGAAAGTATAAGACAGTCAGAACGTTTCCAATAGCCATTGGCAAATACGCAATGGTGCATGGTGTCCCCTTCCTGCTTGAATTCATCAAGAGATTTCAGAGGAACGATAGTTAATTTGTTGTCGGAGATTACCAAGTCTACAAACTTACCGATCCGCTCAAGGAATTTCTTTTCTGCTTCCTTCTGTTTGAGCATTTCCCGTTCCAGTCGTTCTTTCTCGGATTTCTCCTGTTCCTTCCGACGCTTGGCAACGTAATAGTCATGAGCCTTACGAAAGTTCTTGGGACAAACATAATAAGCGTTTCGCAGGTCTTTATTATATCTATCCAGTAGCTGAAGGTAGTCATTGTACATGCTTGCATCTTTGACTATATATTTGTTCCGGATGCAGATTTTTATTGTTGGCCAATACCTATTAATGAAAGAAGCGTTACCATTTGTCACATATCCAAGTAGGCTGTATTGTTTGGCTTTGAGTAATGTTTCATTTTTGGGTTCATGCTTTACACCCTTCAGGAGCCAGTAAGGATCAGCACCTTTGATTTGTCGATTGACGCCGTATTTCTTGTACACTGTCTTCCATTTTTGAACCGGATAGGTCATGTGTACATATACTTCATAATCGAATGAATTATAGCTCATACCACGTGTCCGGATTTGCATTTCAGAGCCGTGAGACCAACCATCAAACATGTACGCTGAATTCATTAAACGACCTTTGGCTACCGTGGTAACCTCTTCATCGTCTGACATCCATTTCTGCATTACTTCATCGATGAAATAATGAACTGGTTTCCCAGTACGATTAGAGCGAAGAATATAGACATATCGGAATACCTGGTACTCCTCAAATTTATCCACGATACAAAAGAACCGTTCTTCTTTATCGGTACGCTTCTTAGAGGTGGTTACAACTAAATCAGCGCCACAATGAGGACACGTTTCTTTTCTTCCGTCTTTGATGCCGGTATTATCGAAGTACTGGCCGCACTCTGTACAGTAGATGAACTTCTTCGTGCGATATCCGTTGTGACTAACAACCTTTTCTTTTGCCCATTTGTCGACTTCCAAACCGAACATGGGTAAGCGATTGCTCAGCTCCATTATTTTGAATTGAAGTTTTGTTCTCGGTTTCATTGTTAAAATAGTGACATCTGTTGAACTTCGGTTACTTCTTTCTTTGCCCGTGCAGGCTTTTTACGGAGTAAAGCGTGCTGTTCCTCCGCAAGACGCTTAATTGCTTCTTGACGGGCCTTCTCCTTATCTTCTTCCGTAAGTTTCACAGCCTTCGATGCAGGAACACTTACAGAAGTTCTCGCATTAGCCGGAAGCTTGTTTATCTTAATATCATCCTCGTCGTAGTAATGAACAGCCATTCCGTACACTTCTTCATCAGTCATTGCAACAGCATTACCCCGCTTTTTAGCTTCACCGAGAATGTAGTTACAACAATCGTCGAGGTTCTTGTTTGTTTTGGCGTAGGATACAGCAAACAACTTATCTGTTTTTGCACGTAAATCCAGGCATACTTGGATTGCTTTCTTAAAGTCTTGTGACGATTTCATATATTTCTTTTTTAAGTTATAATAAAAAGTTATCAGCCCTTTAATGTCAGTTACCTGACAACCCTCCGGGCTGTATAGGACAAGTTGCCGTAAAGTGTTAATTTCTTATCCAAAATCCAATAATCATCTGATTATAAGCTATTTAACAGCTCACCATATGGTGCTTTTTAGATTATTGCATAAGTATTTGATTATCAATCAATTACCATTTCTTACGAATGGGCGTAAATATCCCTGTCTGATAACCGGACAGAAGTTTATCCTTGAATTCACGTTCCAACTCACCTATTTCCTCTACATACTTCTCCCGTTCTTCCGGCCAGCTCCTGGCAAAATTGCGTATTGTCTCCCATTGCTTTTTTGTCAGTTTACCCTCCAAATAAAGCTGCTTGTAACGCTCCTTGTAACGGGTCACTCCAATACGATATATCTCCCTGGCCCGATCAAGCTGAGAGATCTTTACCCCTTTTGCAGCAGACAACTCCCTGACAAAGCATATCTCCGACCAATCCTTATAAAATATGCGGCCAATTTTTGACAGGAAAAAGTTATCCGTTAATTCCATCATCGGAACAGACTGATGTTTATATATCGTTTCGATGCGTAGGATATTAGTTCCGACATTCCGGCCTTTCTCCCCCGCCTCAAAGGTTTTATCGTACACCTTTAGCACTTTACGGAAGTACTTACTTTTCTCTGTAGTCTGCTGCTTGAATGCGGAATAGTTCGCATCATTCCAGAGATATTTCCCGGAGACCTCGTACATCTGCTTTATGTAAGACTCCGCAGGGAGGGACATCTTCATTGTAATCCCAATCTCGTAGTATGTTACCACTGCATTCTCCATCCTGACACATAACCTTAACAAAACTTCCTTAATTGTCCTTACAGCCATTGCAAAGGTTATCGGACGGCTGTTATCCAACTTGCCTGTTTTCCCTTTGGAGTAGAGCTTGCAAATAGAACATGTGCACCGTAATCTGTTTCCACGAAGTTCAATAAAGCAACCGTCAAAGTTTGCGTATGCAGTAGACTTATAAAAAACCTCATCGCCCTCTGTACATTGTTCAAGGTAATTACGAAGTACAATCGTATCAATGTCAGCAGTATCAATCGTTGCTTTTATAATCACTTTATCAAACATTGTTTGCCTTGTGAATCAAACACAACGAATATTACCGGAGTCTTGTCTGGTCTCAGATGCCCTATACAGAATTGAGACATTTGGCAATGCTTCGCTCCAAATTCATTTTGAAAGGTGCAACCTCCACATCCTGCTTTAGATGGTAATGCTTTAATCTTTTTATCTGTAGAATACTTGACTGGAGTTCTACCAACCCTGAGCTTCTTAAAATCCACTTTACTCATAATCTTTATTTTTTATATTTATTTCCATAATGAAACTTTATATCATTCAGTCCTGGCACACACTCGGCTATTTCTTTATTGAAAATGGCCCAATGCAAATCTTCTATTGCCTCTGATAAGGTTGACAACTTTACATGTTGTAATCCATGATATGGCTGCATAGTAATCTCTACAGCTTTTGATTCCTGTTTGAATCCGTTATAGTATACACCATGCCGTATCTCACCTTCTTTTCTTTCATACATTCGCCCCCTGATAAACAGGCTTGTATGAATTAACTTATCACCTAACTTCCTGAACATTTCGTATGCAGGCTTAAAGGAATCAGCATAATAAGTCCTTTGGCAATTCTCGTAAAAACGAGTATCTATTTGATATATCATTATTTTCTCTTTAAAAAGTACAAACACATTCTTACTCCCACAGAGCGATTACATCCATGAATCGGACAGTAACACATAAAGTTCTCTACAGGGCCGGCACGCTGACAGCACCGACAATCACATTTAATCTTTTCAATATCCACTTTGCCCATAATCTGAGGTTTAAAACTCCCGGATATTTCACCGGGAGAGATTGATAAAATTAAAACTTAAACCGGGGCTGTCCCGACGGTGTCCTTTTCACCGGCTTCATTAAGTGATTGATTATTCCTGCATCGCAGCAGGGTTGATTTGATAATGACTTACTTAATTTCTTTCTCATCTTATTACACCTTCGTACCAGATCCCGAGCCGGAGATGTGGGAGAAGAAAGAACTTCTATTTCCTCTGAGCATTGTCGAAGTAGACGCTCAATAACCCGTATGTCAGTTTTACATATTTCTGGCATAGCTCAATCAATTTGCTTTTCTTGCTTGAGCTTCTTTATCTCCTTCTTGTAATGGTCAATCATTGCTCTATACTCAAAGTCAGAAATCTTATTTATCCGATTCTTCATAGATTCAAGTAATATGACTGTGGTGACACCATATTTTTCAAAAAGCCCTCTCCGATATCCTTGAATGTTTCCTTCGTCAAATCGATTACACGACCGACATTGGGCATTACAATTTATCTCACTATATCGTGTAGACATATGCTGACGGTTGATATAATGCCCGCAATCTGCCTGATCAAAAGACTTTATCTGTCCGCATGAGATACATTTGAATGTTCCATCTTTTCTTGCATCGCGCAGACGAATGAAAAGGCTGAATACTACATCAAGCTTCTTTTTCAGATTGGGTTTCCCGGCCATGACTTATGATTTTATTGTATTGTTCTTCATTACGAAATCTGATGGCATGGTGATACCACAAACCATTCGACGACCGGAATAAACTTTCTTTTTCGGAAAAGTTATAATCACTTAATTGAGCGATAATAGCTGTACCTGGCCTTTCTTGGCTCCAGAATATAGAAAGATCACCCAAACCTGGTATATACTCTAAATCGTTAGT